TCATGTACCACCAATTGCGCCATTCTCGGAATCTGCATCAATGGGCGGCATCATTTCCAGGTACAGAACGATTGCCGGAATTGATATCGGAGAACGGGCAAAGCGCGGAATGCACTCGCTCAGGCACACTTTTGCGACACGATTGCTACGCGAAAAAGTGCCGCTTGAAACTATTGCAGAAATGCTCGGGCATGTTGGTATGAGCAGCGTGGATATTTATCTGAGCGTAGAAACCGAGGAGTTACGCCGCTGCGCCCTCAATCCCGAGGAGGTGTATGCTGATGCGTGATGATACACCCAAAACACTACAAAAATTAGGCGAAGATTATATCGCTCACAAGCGCGCCGGCGGGATAAAGGCGCATAAAGAGGCTCAAATCATTCTGCGATTTGTTAAACTTGCTGAAAGCTATGATTCCACGCTAACTTCGGTTACCAAAGAGCTTGCCGAAATTTGGGAAAACCTTTCTCCGAATGAAAGTCCTCCGAATCAAAGGCTGCGCATTGGTGTAGTAAGACGGTTTGCCGAATATTTAAATGCTCGAAATATATTATCATATGTTTACCCATATCGTCGCAGTGCCGCACACGAATTCAAACCATATATTTTTACAAATGAAGAATTAGCACGCTTCTTTACCGCTTGTGACAATACCCTAAGTCCACATTTGAAAACCCGCTGTGAAATTGTTTCCCTAATCTTTCGTATGTTGTACGCAACAGGCATGAGGCTTTCCGAAGCGACGAATCTCACAGTTCGCGATGTTGACCTTGTACAAGGCGTGGTTAGAGTCAACGACACTAAATTTGGCAAAGAAAGATTATTGCCAGTCGATGATGCGTTGTTGGCGCGAATTAAGCGTTACTCAAACAATGTGCTAACATTTATGGGGCAGGACAGCCCGTTTTTCCCTAATCCGCAAAAGGGATTTTACAGTTCCGGGAATATTTATTCTTTGTTTCGAGACCGGTTATGGGCTGCAAAAATTTCTCACGGCGGCAAAGGAGCCGGCCCTCGCATCCATGACCTGCGGCACACTTTTGCGGTGCATTGTTTGCGCCGTGCCGTAAGAAACGGTGAAGATTTGAGTGTCATGTTAAAATTCCTTTCAGTGTATATGGGGCATTGTGATACTTCATCAACACAAGCCTATCTGAGACTGACGGCGGATATGTATCCAGATATTGTGTGCAAAACAGAAGAGCATTTTAATGTTTTACCGGATTTGGAGGTGCTGTATGAGGCAAACTGATTTTGCAACGCATCTCACGAAATATCTTTCGATATATCTGCCGGGCCAACGCGGTATTAGCGCCAACACAATAAAGTCGTATAGTGATACATTTCGCTTAGTTTTAATATATTGCCGTGACCATCGCAAGATTAAGCCTGAAAAACTTTCCATTGGGATGTTTGACGACAAACTAATCACTGATTTTTTAGACTGGCTTGAGCTTGAGCGCGGCAATGCAATTTCCACACGAAATCAACGGTTGGCTGCTATTCATGCCTTCTGCCGCTATCTGCTAGCTGAGTCACCAAGTCATATGGCGATTTTGCAGAGGAATCTCGCTATATCATTTAAGAAATATGCTAGACCTCAATTGGGTTACCTTTCTGCTAGGGATATGACGGAGATTTTTTCAAAGCCTGATTTAAGCACCGCCAATGGTCGCCGTGATTTGGCTATTCTCTCCTTGTTGTACGATAGTGGAGCACGTGCCAGTGAATTGGTTAATCTACGCGTCCGGGACATTCGACTTGATGAGTTCCCAACAGTAACGCTACACGGAAAAGGACAGAAGGTGCGTCATGTTCCACTGATGTCCAAAACAACCGAGCTGCTGAAAAAATATATTTCTGAAAACCGTCTTGATGTGCCGCAACGATTGGATGATCCTTTGTTTGTGAACCGACAAAATCAAAAGCTTACACGTGCCGGGGTAACCTATATTCTCAACAAGTATTCTGATGGACGCGAAGTATCGCCCCATATGCTTAGGCACACCAAAGCAATGCATTTGCTTCAATCCGGAGTGAACATTGTTTACATCCGTGATATACTTGGACATTCCAGTATTGATACTACTGAAATTTATGCTCGAGCTGATGCTGAAATGAAGCGAAAGGCTATTGATAAGCTTGCTACACAGTTAACGCCAGATGTCCCGGATTGGCATGCGGATAACTCCTTGATTGCTTGGCTTAAAGCACTTAGTTGAAAATATATGTAAAGTTGTATTTGTTAAAACATCCGAGTTAATCCGAGTTAAAAGGATTTTATGATTCAACTTTACATTTATTTTAACTTCGCATAAGCAGATTTATGTTTATATAAACATAAATCAGCCTATAGGAACGGAGGTATCGACCATGAGTAATTTTCCTTCCAGAGAAACAGTTGAAAGGCTAAGAAAGCTATACCCCGTGGGGTGCAAGGTTAGGCTTTGTAAAATGGACGATGCCTTTGCCCCGCCCGTTGGTACAATCGGCGAAGTTATGGGTGTGGACGATATCGGCAGCCTGCTCGTAAAATGGAGCAACGGCTCGTCTTTAAATGTGGTGTTCAATGAAGATATTGTCGTTAAAATATAGCTTTAAACTACACAGTTTCAAGGCGGAATACTTGTGTATCATATATCGCTGTAACCCTTGATATATATGTGTTTGTACGCTAATATGTGACTACAAAAAACAAAGGGGGTCACCAAAATGACAGACAAACAGCTAAACCAAATCGTAGAACAATTGTCGGAAGGAGAAAACATCGCTCGGATGTATCGCGCCTTTCAAGGGGATTTCAGAGTGATAACCAAATCTGCGGCAGACGGCACTGAAAAGCGGTACACCGTGGAGGTCGAAAACGGCTACCCAAAACTAAAACATATGCCGTAAGAAAAACTTTATACCTTAAAACAGTCCTTCCGGGGGCTGTTTTTTCGTGCCGTGTTTGGGGGTGATGCTGATGGCACAGAGCGGCAGAAAACCGAAACCCACGGCTATAAAACAGCTTGAGGGGAATCCGGGAAAACGAAAACTTAACGAAAATGAACCAAAACCTGTGAAAAGAGTGCCGCCCTGCCCCAAATGGCTGACGGATGATGCAAAAAAAGAATGGCGCAGATTGTCTAAGCAGATGGAGCAAATGGGGATTCTAACGCAGGTGGATATGACCGCATTTGCGGGTTACTGTCAGGCATATGCGAGGTGGAAAGAGGCTGAAGAGTTTATCTCCAAGCACGGTGCCATCGTGAAAACCCCATCAGGGTATTGGCAGCAGGTGCCGCAGGTGTCCATTGCGCAGACTTATCTTCGATTGATGAACCGATTTTGTGAGCAGTTCGGACTTACCCCTTCCTCCCGCAGCCGTATAGCAACAGAAAACACGAATCCTGATGATGACGATATCATGGAGCAATTGCTGACATTGGGCGGTGACAAGCCGAATGTATAATGAAGAAAAGGCTAAACGAACCATTAACTTCATAAACCAGCTAAAGCATACAAAGGGCAGATGGCGGGGAGTTCCCTTCGACCTTCTGCCTTGGCAGGATAAAATCGTCCGTGATATTTTCGGTACGGTAAAGCAAAGCGGTTTTCGGCAGTATAACACAGCATATGTGGAAATTCCAAAGAAGAATGGAAAAAGTGAGCTTGCCGCCGCTGTTGCACTATACCTTACCTGCGGTGATAACGAGTGGGGCGCCGAAGTGTACGGCTGTGCCTCCGACCGTCAGCAAGCGTCCATTGTTTTTGATGTTGCAGTGGAGATGGTCGACCAATGCCCCGCCCTCAAAAAGCGGATTAAACCAATTATGTCGGTCAAAAGACTTGTATACAAGCCCACAAGCAGTTTTTATCAGGTGCTGTCCAGTGAAGCTTTTACCAAGCATGGACTTAACATACACGGTGTTATTTTTGACGAACTCCACGCCCAGCCAAACCGAGATTTATATGATGTTATGACAAAAGGCTCGGGTGATGCCAGAACACAGCCGCTTTTTTTTCTGATTACCACTGCGGGAACGGATAGAAACAGTATTTGCTATGAAGTGCATCAAAAAGCACTGGATATTTTAGAGGGCAGAAAAATAGACCCAACCTTCCTCCCCGTTATATACGGCATGGAGGATACCGCCGACTGGGGAGATGAAAAGAATTGGTATAAGGTCAATCCGTCACTTGGGCATACGATAGATATTGAAAAAGTGCGTGCAGCATTTAATTCGGCGAAGGAAAACCCTGCGGAGGAAAACCTTTTCAGGCAGCTTAGGCTAAACCAATGGGTAAAACAATCTATCAGGTGGATGCCGATGGATAAATGGGATGAGTGCAATGGGGTATGTGATGTTGAAACACTAACAGGCAGAGAGTGTTATGCAGGTCTTGACCTTTCCACCACCCTTGATTTGACGGCTTTTGTTTTGGTTTTCCCGCCAAGGGACGATAATGAAAAATATATTATACTGCCTTTCTTTTGGATACCGAAGGATAACCTAAAAAAGCGTGTCAACCGTGACCATGTACCCTATGATGTTTGGGAAGCACAGGAGTTTATCCGCACTACGGAGGGGAATGTGGTTGATTATCGCAGGATTGAGGCTGATATCAAGGAGATTGCAAGCAAGTTTGTTATTAAAGAAATTGCATATGACAGGTACAATGCAACGCAGATTATTTTAAACCTGCAGGATGAAGGACTTACTATGATACCTTTTGGGCAGGGGTTTAAAGATATGTCACCGCCGACAAAAGAAATCTTTACCCTTGTGCTTAAGAATAGGGTTATTCATAACTTCCACCCCGTCCTTCGGTGGAATTTTGATAATGTTCATATAGAAACGGATGCCGCCGAAAACATCAAACCTTCCAAAAAGCATAGCACGGAGCGGATTGACGGTGCGGTGGCAAGCATTATGGCACTTGATAGGGCAGTCCGTAACGGCGGCAATGCGGGAAGTGTCTATGATGAGAGGGGCCTCCTCATTATTTAATTAGTGATTGAAAAACTATGTCTTTCACCTTGCAAAATATCTATAAAAATAATATAATGTTTCCATACAAATATGAAAGGTTGATGGTGATATTATGAAATTTTGCTGGGCTACCCTGACAGTCAGAAACATGGAAAACTCTTTAAAGTTTTATCAAGAAATAGTCGGTCTTAGCATAGACAAACGGTTTTCAGCGGGACCGGGAATGGAAATCGTATTTTTAGGCGACGGTGAGACCAAAGTTGAGCTTATCTACGACGAGAGCAAGCAGGACTTTGATATGGGTAAAAATATTTCTTTGGGTTTTGGAGTTGAGTCTGTGGATGAAATGATGAGTTTTGTGAAAGAAAAAGGGTTGGAAATCCATAGCGGTCCATTCCAGCCAAACCCTGCTACAAAGTTTTTCTATGTGTTGGACCCTGATGGTTTGAAGATACAGTTTGTAGAACAAAAGTAAATATGTGAATTCAAAAAGCAAAAAGGCATCTCAAGAGAGGTGCTTTTTTCATGCCCATTTTTAGCATGCGGGAGGTGGAATCTTGAGATGGTTTAATAAAAACAAGAAAGTACAAAATAATATGCAGCAACGATATCATGACTTCGTAAAAGGTGAGGATATTGACGGCGGGCTTTCGTTATCTGGGCTGTATGTATCAGAGGAAAATTCAATAACGGTCAGCGGTGTGTTCGCCTGCGTCCGTGTAATTGCTGAGGATATGGCAAGTCTGCCCCTGCCGCTATATAAGCGCCTTCCCCGCGGCAAGGAAAAAGCCGCCGACCACCCGTTGTACCATTTAATACACGATAGCCCAAATGATGATATGACGGCTTTTGCCTTTAAAGAGGCGATGATGACAAACCTTTTGCTCTGGGGAAATGCATACGCTCAGATTATACGCAATAAACGCGGTGAGATTGTAAGCCTACACCCAATGCTCGCTTCACGGACTGCCGTTTCAAAAGACCAAAATAACGAGCGGATATATACCTACACCAATGATAAAGGTGAGATGTTTACCCTGAAAAGGGAGCAGGTTTTCCATATCGGTGGCATTGGGTTTGACGGCGTGACAGGGCTATCCCCCATAAGCGTTGCCAGAGAGGCTATCGGTCTTGCCAAGGCTACCGAGGTTTACGGCAACAAATTCTTTGCCAATGGTGCCCGGCCCGGCGGAGTGCTTGAACATCCCGGCACCCTAAAGGATCCAAGCAAGGTGCGCGAGTCATGGGAAACGGTTTACAAGGGTGCAAGTAACGCGCATAAAATTGCGGTTCTTGAGGAAGGAATGAAGTACCATGAAATCGGTATGCCGCAGAAGGATGCACAGTTTTTGGAAACACGGCAGTTTCAGCTAAACGAGATATGCAGAATATTCAGAGTACCTCCCCATTTGATTGGGGATTTAACACGCTCAACCTTTAGTAATATAGAGCATCAGTCCATTGACTATGTGGTGCATACCCTAAGACCGTGGCTTGTTCGCTGGGAGCAAGCCATTAATTTATGTCTTTTAAACGAGTACGAGCGGAAAGAATACTTTGCTAAATTCAATGTTGACGGGCTTTTGAGGGGTGACTTTACCGCAAGAATGCGCGGGTATGCAATCGGCAGGCAAAACGGGTGGTATTCAGCCAACGACATCCGTGAACTGGAAGATTTGAACCCAATCCCCGATGACCAGGGCGGAGATTTATACCTTGTAAACGGAAATATGTTAAGCGCGAATGATGCAATGTTGACACAAAACGGAGGTGATACGGATAATGCGTAAGTTTTGGAATTTTAGTAAAACGGAAAACGGAGAAACAATACTCCGTCTGGACGGTGAGATTGCCGCGGAAAGCTGGTGGGGCGATGAGGTAACCCCTAAAATGTTTATGGGGGAACTTGAAAAATGCGATGGGGACATAACAGTTTGGATTAACTCCCCAGGCGGTGATGTGGTGGCGGGAAGTCAGATATATACTGCGCTTAAAGAGCACAAAGGGCAGGTTACCGTTAAGATTGACGGCATTGCCGCAAGTGCGGCATCGGTCATTGCAATGGCAGGTGATTTTGTATATATGTCCCCAACAAGCATTTTAATGATACACGACCCCATGACAATTGCAATGGGTGATGAGGGCGCAATGGAACAGGCAATTGCCATTTTAAAGGAGTGCAAGGAAAGCATCATCAATGCCTATTCCCTTAAAACAGGTATTTCAAGGGCGAAAATATCTCGGTTGATGTCGGACGAAACATGGATGAACGCAAAAAAGGCAGTGGAGTTGGGCTTTGCGGATAAGGTTTTATACACCGAAAAAGAACCTGAAACAGAAGATATTTTGAATTCATATATTTTCGGTCGCAGAGTGGTGTTTAATTCTTTGCTTGAAAAACTGCCGAAAGATGAGCAGTTGGCTTCGGAGCAAGAGCCTCTAACAACTGAATATATGCAGCCCGAACCAAGCGCAACATACCTAAACGAGATAGAAAGCTTAAAATCCGAGTTTGAAATTATTTAACACATTGTGTAGAGGAGGATTAATTTTTATGAACAAAAAACTACTTGCCATGATGGGCAAAAGAAACGAACTAAAAAATCAGGCACAGCAACTGCTTGATACAGCTGGCAAAGAGGACAGACCGCTGACCGATGAGGAAAAAGAAACCCTGGCTGAACTGAAAGCCAAAATAGCAAACTGGGATGATACCATTTCGGAGATGGCGCAAATGCTTGAAGATTCTGCTCCCGTGGATATTCCCGTTACCGTAGCGGATAAGCCGAATAATACTGTCGGCAAATTTGCAAACTTCGGTGAACAGTTAAAGGCAGTATACAACGCTGCACAGCCAAACCGCCCCGTTCTTGATGACAGGCTCTTAAACGCCGCAAGCGGTGCAAGCGAGAGCGTGCCCTCGGATGGTGGGTTTTTGGTGCAGACTGATTTTGCAAGTGAACTGTTAAAGCACGCCTTTGATACGGGTGTGCTTGCTCCGAAGTGCAAAAAGATACCCATTTCAACAGGGGCAAACGGTCTTAAAATCAATGCACTTGATGATTCTTCCCGTGCCAACGGTGCAAGATGGGGCGGCATTCAGACCTATTGGGAAAACGAAGCGGGTGAACTTATTTCATCAAAGCCGAAGTTTAGAACAATGGACTTATCCCTTAAAAAGCTGACAGGCCTTTGCTATGCCACCGATGAACTGCTGCAGGATGCATCAGCATTGCAAAGTGTCATCACACAGGGATTTGCTGAGGAATTCGGGTTTAAAATTGACGATGCAATTCTTTCCGGCAGCGGCGCCGGTCAGCCTCTGGGGATCTTAAACTCCAACGCACTGGTTACCGTTACAAAGGAAACCGACCAGACAGCAAAAATTAAGGTAGAAAACTTAATTAAAATGTGGTCAAGATGTTGGGGCAGGAGCAGAACCAATGCAGTATGGTATATCAATCAGGAACTGGAGCCATATTTATATACCCTGCAAGTAGGAGATACTCCCGTATATATTCCCGCAGGCGGTTTATCTGAAAAACCCTATGGTACCCTGTTCGGCAGGCCCGTTGTTCCTATTGAGCAGTGCTCTGCGGCAGGAAGTGTCGGCGATATTATCTTGGGCGATATGTCGCAATACCTACTCATTGACAAGGGCGGCATCAATGCCGCAAGCTCCATCCATGTGCGGTTTTTGTATGACGAGAGTGTATTTCGTTTCATCTACCGTGTGGACGGGCAGCCCATTTGGAATAAACCCATAACGCCCTACAAAGGTACAAACAGCACACTCTCACCCTTTGTAACCTTAGGGGCAAGATAAGGAGGAAGATTTTATGCGTATAGATACTTTAGGGAAAATAACACCCATATCCGTGCCGGGGGCAATCTTCGGCGCGGCAATCACGGGAGCGTTTGTGGAACTTACAAACTATCAACAGGTAACTTTTATCGTCGCAAGCGGTGAGGGAGATACGGGGGATACTACCATCACGGTTGAAGGCAAAGCAGGAGCAAGTGGCACTGCAGCGGCAATTCCGTTTATGTATGCTATAGCGGGAGATACCGATTTTGAAGAAAAAACTGCGGCAGGCACAACCTTTACCATTGGCGGAGCGTCAGGCAAGAGCAAATATGCGGTAATTACCATAACCGATACCATGCTTGCAAAGGCGGGATATGACAGGGTATGCGTTAAAACCGCAAAGGTAACATCCTCCACTGTACCCGGCGCCATTTATGCAGTGCAGACAAAGCCGAGGTATTTGGAATGATAACTCTTGCAGAAGCAAAAGAGTTTTTGCGGATTGACCACACTGAGGAGGATGGATACATTTCTATCCTCCTGCTTTTATCCAAAGAAATGGCTGAAAATTACCTGCGGCACAGTTTACCTGAAATACTGCCGGAGAGCATAAAACAGGCAATGCTGATTGTTATTGCACATTTTTATGAAAAGCGGGACGGCGAGCCTGTACCCGATGTGGTGTTTCGACTTTTGGACTTTTATCGTAAGGAGGCATTTTAATGGATTTTTCAAAATTAAGACACAGGGTTATCTTCTTAAAGCCCACAGATATCCTAACAAACAGCATGGGTGAAACAGTACCAAGATATAAACCTTTTAAACCCTATCTCCCCCTGCCATTGCAGATTCAAGGCGAGGATGTTTATCTGACCCGTGATGCGGACGGAAATGCAGTCCTTGTATATGCTGATGGAAGACCCCATGCTCATAAGCTTGCCTTAAAGGAATACTCGGTTGCCGCATTTGTATCCCCTGTCAAGAGCAGGGAAACGGGGGTTAATGTTACCTACAAAATATCCACACGGTTTTTCAGGAAGATAGACCCTGAGATGAGGATTTTGTATGACAATAAAGAATTTGAAATCCTGTCCGTTGTTGACATAGACGAGCGCCACGAGGAACTGCAATTTATAGCCGCAGAGGTAGATTTAAATACCCCGCAAAACTATATTAGCGGTGATGATTATGAGTAACGATGATGTTTTCGGCTTTGACGAACTGAAAAAAGCGTTTGATAAAATGGAGCAGAAGTTTCCCGACAAAACGGACGCTATGTTATCAGCGCTTGCCAAAACAGCATCTACCAAAACAAGAGCAAAAACACCCATAGGTAAAACAAAAAAGCTAAGGGGCAGTTGGCGGGTTAAAAAGCCGAAGAAGTATGGCTCTTCCCGTGTTGTGCGGTGGCAGTCAACTGCGCGCCATGCCCATTTGGTAGAGCAAGGACACGAGATTATCCGTGGCGGCAGTTCCCGCCGCAAGGGTAAAAAGCTTAATACTTTTCAGCGTACGGTGCGTGGCATACAGTCCAAAGGACGGGTTGAGGGCAAAAAAATGATAGAAAACACAGTGAAAGAAATGGAGAGCGCCTTTGAAAAATCCGCCCAAAAGCTACTTGATGAACTGACAAAGGATGTGGAATTATGATAACACTATCAGATATACAGACAGCAATTGCTGCAAAGCTTACCAAATACGGGCACACCGTTGTAGCCAATGAAGTGGCACAGGGCTATACAAAACCTGCATTTTTTATTGATGTGCTGCCCGTGTCGGTATCTAAACAAAACAAAAACTATGAAACGGTAACGGTAGGTATTGAGCTTACCTACCACCCTGAGATAGAAACAAGAGAAGAAATGCTTGCTATGTCCGAGCGGCTCAAAGATATTTTCTTTTATGACAGTATTCCCGTAAAAGACAGGTTCCTATCCGCTGACGAAATTACATTTGATACAGATAAAATCACTTTAACAGCATATTTTGAGATTAGTTTTATGCAGGAAACGGGTACAAAAGAAACGGAGTATCCAAAAATGAAAACATTACACACGGAGGTGAACAAACATTTCACCTCCTCCCGAACTCAGATGCCTTGATGGTATATTCCCCACCATACTGCGTTGCAGAACCGCTCGCAATAACAATGGTTATTACGAGGAACCTGCGCCTTGTCTGATGAGGAATATCCTCAACAATCCAACCAAATTCAGAAGGAGTTGAAATATTATAATGGGACTTCCTAAAATATTGATTCAGTTTCAAACACTGGCAGAAACCTTGGTGTCAAGAAGTGAGAGGGGAATTGTTGCCGTTATCTTAAAAGACAACACCTCAACCTTTGATACCAAGACCTATGCAAGCGAAAGCGAGATTACAAAAAGCCATTATACGGCGACAAATCTCGCATTTTTATCGCAGATTTTCCTTGGTAACCCGTCAGCCGTTATTGTTGAACGAATTGCAAATGACGGAGATATAAACACCGCTCTTACACGGCTTAAAAACAAAAAGTGGAGTTGGCTCACCATTCCTTCCCTTCAAAGCGGTGAGACGGGCGCTGTTGCCGACTGGATAAAGGAGCAGAGAAAAGATTATCATAAAACCTTTAAAGCGGTCCTTGCCGATACGGCGGCGGACAGTGACGGGATTGTAAACTTTGCAACAGGCGGAATCAAGGTTGGCTCAAAGACCTATACAGCAGCAGAATATTGCCCTCGGATTGCGGGAGTATTGGCAGGACTTCCTTTAAACCGCAGCGCCACATACTATGCCCTTCCCGAGGTGGAGGCAATTACAGAGAGCGAGAACCCAAACACCGATATTGACACGGGCAAGCTGCTCCTTATAAATGATGGCACAAAGATAAAGATTGCAAGGGGTGTCAATTCTCTCTCCACATTGACCGACAGCTTTGGTGAGGATTTTAAGAAGATAAAAATTGTAGAGGCGGCAGATATGCTCCGTGATGATATTCGCTCTACCTTTGAAGATGATTTTATCGGCAAAGTGGAAAACAGCTACGATAACAAAATTATCTTCCTTGCCGCCGTAAACAAATATTTAAAAGACCTTGCGGATTTGGGCGTTCTTTATGATAAATTTGAAAACAAGGCAGAGATTGACATTGAGGCAACTGCCGCGTGGCTTAAGCTGACACGAGATATTTCCTCTTGGGATGAAGAAAAGATTAAAACGGCGAATACGGGAACCAACGTGTTTGTTAAAGCGAATATTCAAATTCAGGATGCTGTGGAAGATCTAAAATTTACAATATATATGAATTAAGGCGGTGAAACAAATGGCACAAAAACCTACTGCCCCTCGTGTGATGAACGGCAAATGGGGCATGATTTATTGGGACGGTGAGCCCATCTTCGAAGTTTCAAAGTTTGAGGCAAAGCTGAAATTAGAGCGTGAGGATTTAGACTTTGCCATGCAGATGGCAAGCGATTCTAAAATGACAGGATATTCGGGGGAGTTTTCTTTTACCATCAAAAAAATCTTTTCCCGTGGGCAGATAAAGTTTGCAAATGCAATAAAGCAGGGCAGGGACATTCGTTGCCAGCTGATTGGAAAACTTTCCGATCCCGACGCCTATGGCAGTGAGCGGCTTGTCTTAAACAACTGTTGGTTTTCCGATTTGGTGCTGATGAGCTTTGAAAGCTCTAAAACCTTGGAAGAGGAATTCAGCGGCGGGTTTACCGATTTTGATTTTCCGGATGTTGTGAAAGCGAGGTAGCAAGATATGGATAAACATACTAAAATAACCCTTGATGAACTTTTGCGCAGAAAAGAGCAAAAGCTTGAGGCGAAGAAAAAGAAGAAAACATCTGCTCTTTATGTAAAATCCCTTGACGGCATCATTACCATCGAAAGCCCCACGGCGGCTCTTGCCCGTGATGCACAGGATATGGATAACGGGGATGCATACATGGTGTATTCTTGTGTAACAGAGCCGAATTTAAAATCAAAAGAATTACAAGATGCTTATGAATGCGTTGAGCCTTTGGAGATAGTTGACAAGGTATTTGATGTGGGGGAAATTCCGCAGATTGCGGTGGAATGTTTAAAGCTTGCGGGATATGTGGACGGTGTAAAGGCGGTTGACGAGATAAAAAACTAATAAAAAGTGACGGGGAACTTGCCATGCTCTGTCACTTTTTAAATAGAGGAATTACACCGGATAATATAATAAACCTATCTTTAACGGAGAAAATGTTCTATAAATCCGCATATGAAATTTATATCGAGGAAGAACATGAAAAAATTAAAGTATTGGCAGGTGAGCGTTAATGGCTAAGAAAAATATAGGGGCTACCCTTTCCATTAAAGATGGAGGCTTTATAGCGAGCATTAAAAATGCCGTAAAGGGCACAGACAATCTTAAAAATTCTACCGTTAACGCCACAGGCTCTCTTAAGAAAATGGGTACTCAGTCCAAATCCCTCGGCGGCGAACTTTCCTCCCTTGCCAAAAAGGCGGCAGGGGTTGTAACCGCTTACCTTGGCTTTCGGCAGGCGATAGACTTTGGTAAAGAGGCGCTGGAACTTGCAAAAGAGCAAACCCGTGTTTATACACAGCTTGATGTGACTCTTTCAAGCATGGGCTACGGTGATGGCGCATCGCAGAATATAAAGGACTACGCAAAAGAGTTGTCCAAATCCACCATTTACAGTAGTACAGCCATAACAAGCGCAGCTGCTGAGGCGGCTACCTTTTTCACCGATGAAACGGCTGTTAAAAGCATTATGAAAACGGTGACCGATTATGCGGCGGGTATGTCGGGCGGTGTGGAACTTACTACTATGCAGCTTACCGATTATATGACGGCCCTTGCAAAAATGACAACGGGTGCCTATGACTCCATGACAAAAAAGGGGTTTGAAGTAACCGATGCACAAAAGAAAATCCTTGAAAACGGCACCGATATGGCAAAGGTAGCTGTTATCAACGACATCATTGCCGAAAGCTGGGAGGGCATGGCGGCGGCATTTGCCGAAACGGATGAGGGAAAGTTTGTACGGCTTAAAAATACGCTGATCGATATGAAACAGGAACTGGGAGAGAAAATGCTACCGCTACTCGGTAGATTTGCAGGCTGGGCGAATACAAAAATACCCGCTATAAGAAAGATGGTTGTTTCAGCCATAGATAAAATTCAGATTTCCGCTAATTGGTTTAAAAAGAATGCCCTTGAGCCCATAAAAAAGGTGTTTACTGCTGTTTGGGAATACGGCGTATCGGCATTTAACAATATCCGCTCTGCCGTGGAGCGCAATATGCCAAAATTTAAAACACTAAAAGCCGTACTCCTGGATGTGAAAGAGTTTTTGTTTAATGCCTTTGAAAAATCAAAACCCACTCTTATTTGGCTAAAAGATGTGGGACTTCCACTCCTGGTTGATGCGGTGGGCACTGTAATTCAAAAGGCGACGGAACTGTATAACTACATCAAGGACAACTGGGAGCAAATAGGACCCATTGTTTGGGGGATTACAAATGCGGTGCTTGCATACAAGGCGGCGTTGATTATAACCAACACATGGACAAAGATTGTAGCAACGACAACAGCTATTTGGACGGGCGCGGTTAATCTTTGGAAGGCGGCAAAGTCGGGAGCGCTTGGTGTTGAAATTGCATACTCCATTTGGCGGACTAAAGATATTATTGAGACGGGAATTTTAATTGCGCTGTATGCCAAAGATGCAATTGTGAAAGGCGTTCACTCCGCCGCCACATGGGTGCAAGTAGCCGCTACAGGTGCGCTAACCGCAGGACAATGGCTGCTGAATGCCGCATTTTATGCAAGCCCCATCGGCTGGATTGTACTTGGGATTGGGTTGATTGTTGGGGCATTTATCTTGCTATGGAACAAATGTGAGCCGTTTCGCAACTTTTTTCTGGGAATGTGGGATGCGTTTAAAGCAAAGATTGATGCTTTCGGAGGCGGGTTTAAGGGGTTTGTAAACTTGATTATAAGCGGGATGAATGGTCTTATTAGCAAATTCATCGGTGGTATTAACGGTATGATTGATGGAGTAAATTCCATCAGCGGAAAGATTGGTATTCCCGCCATTCCGCATATTCCAATCCCTCAAATCCCCATGCTTGCACAGGGCGGTATTGTTAGACGCGCGGGTTCTGTTATCGTAGGTGAAAAAGGACCCGAACTGTTAAGTTTGAATAGGGGTGCAAAGGTTACTCCACTTGGTAAAACAAATTCCAAGACGGAAAACAACATCACTATCAATGTATATGCAGACGGCAAGTCAGCAGAGGAGATTGTGGACGAGGTTGTTCCAAAACTAAAACTGGCGCTTGCTAATCTTTAACGGGAGGTAATCGTGTGGACATATATTTAAGCGTAAATAACAGGGAGCAAGTTATCTGCCTGCCCGTCCTCCCTGCGGAATTTACGATAACCAAACCGCAAAATAACGAGGTTTTTGAAACTGTGTCACAGGGCGAATTAAAGTTAATCGGCAAGCCGGGGTTAAAAGGTGTTGGGATAGAAAGCTTTTTCCCTGTGCGTGATTATCCCTTCCTAAAAGACAGGTCATACAAAGGGTTTGAATATGTATATATCATTGACAAATGGATTGAAGCAAAGTATCCAATACGGATGATTATCACCGAAACCCCCATCAATATGGTGTGCTGTGTGGATGATTTTGAGTATTCGGTAAAAAAAGACGGAGACTTATATTATACCCTAACTTTATCAGAATTTAGGTTGGTGAATATGGTATGAAACTATTTGCTGACGGGATTGATATAACCCCTGCCGTTGGAAATTTATCATGGCAAAATACCGTAGACGAGCTTGCCACCACCATGAGTTTTAATATGGCAAAAAGTGACGCAAAACATACAAATATATATTTGCCCAAAGAGGGCAGCATTATTCGCCTTTATACCAACACGGAAATATTTAAGGGCATTGTGCTGTCCGTTGATGATGGAGATGAAAACATTAATGAGTACACGGTTTGCGACTTTGGCTGGTATCTTAACAAGTCCAAAGAAACATACCAGTTTAACGCCATGCCTGCGTATAAAGCAATTCGTAAAGTGTGCAGTGATTTCAATATTGAGATTGACAGCATTCCCGACTTTACAAAAAAGATTACAAAGATATATTTTGACAAAACAATATCGGATATATTAAAAGATATTCTCGAACTCTGTGGTGGTGGGTACAACCTCGATGTTACACCAAGTGGGATTAGGATTTATGCAACTGGCAGTATTTATGCTTACCCCGAGTTTAGACTATCGCCAAACACACAACTTATTTACTCCCCACTGCTCCGAGGGAATGTTTCCCATTCGGTTTCCATCGAGGATATGAAAAACAGCGTTAAGGTTATTACTGAAAAGGACGGAAATTATTCGGTGCGGGAAACTTTAAAGGATGACGGGAATATATCAAAATATGGTCTGCTTCAGGAAGTTGTAAAGATTGACCCTGAAAAAGAAAATGCAACTACCGTGGCAAACAAGAAACTTTCTAAGCTTTCAAAACCCAAAGAAAACTATTCCTTTGAAATTATAGAAGCGGTGGACAGCTATACGCGGGCGGGCTATATGCTGGGAGTTAACGGGGTGAATTATATTATTGAGGGCAGTAGTCACAGCATTAAAAACGGTGTGCATTATGTGAAAGTGGATTTGAAAATTTAATCGAAAATTATTGACTTGATAGCATTAAAGTAGTATAATATAAGCATAATACTGCTATAAGGAGTTGATGTTATGCAAATCAAACCATCTGCAAGCATTCGTCAGAATTATAATGAGATTGCGGATTTATGCAAAGCTTCGGGTGAGCCGGTATATCTTACCAAAAACGGCGAGGGCGATCTTGTTGTTATGGATATAAAAGCATTTACCCGACGTGAAAAAATGTTAAAATTGCGTGAGGAACTGCTTGCCGCGGAAGAAGACCGTCTAATCGGTCGTATCGGGGTTTCCCCGGATGAACTGGATAGCTATCTTGAAAATATTATCAGTGAGGTGGAAGATGGAAAAGAAACCTCAATATAAAGTAGTGGTTGCTGATCGTGCCCGGCAAATGCTGACGGCACATATTCGGTTTTTGGCAAAGAAAAGTCCTTCTGCTGCACGAAAAATGAAAAGTATGTTAATGGACGCCATTCGCTCCTTATACCACCTGCCCGAACGGTTTCCGTTTCTAAGTGCTGACTTTATACCGCCCAACAAATATCATAGTATGCTCGTTCAAAAAAGATATTTAATTTTATATCAAGTTAAAGACCAAACGGTGTATATTGATTATATCGTAGATTGCAGACAGGATTATGAATGGTTGGTAGAGTAGTTGTGATTAAAATATAAACAAGAATTTGAGGAGGAAAGATGAGACTTTTATTTAAAATAGATACAGAAGATTACAATCCAAATGGAACCAGATTTATTCGTCCTTCTGCCAGAAGTATAATTATCCGGGAAGGCAAAATTGCCATGGTTCACAGCACCAAGTACGATTACTATAAGTTCCCAGGCGGTGGAATTGAAGAAAATGAAAGTTACATGGATGCATTGATCAGGGAAACAAAGGAAGAAGCAGGTTTGATTGTTATTCCTGAATCAATTCGTGAATATGGATATGTTCATCGTATTCAAAAGGGGACTAATGAAGATATGTTTATTCAGAATAATTACTACTATATTTGCACTGCAGAAGAATTAATTCAGCCTCAAAAACTGGTTGATTATGAAATCGAGGAAAATTTCACTTTGGAATTTGTAGATCCGCTTTGTGCCATAGGAATTAATCGTCATCGAAACCATGGTCATAAGGACAAGAATATGTTGGAACGCGAGGCGAAGGTTCTCGAACTGTTAGTAAAAGAAAAGCTGTTGTAAGGGTGTAACAAATTCCAATTTATCAGTTGGATTAATTGATATAAATTAAAAAAGGCGATTACTTTAGTACTCGTCTTTTTTTATGCTTATTTTCGGAGGTGGTTAATATAAACGGTATAACAGAACTTGCAAAAATGTTAAAACAGCGGGAGAATTCAGACGGGTATTCCCCTGTTATCGGAACAATAATAGAACTATCCAATATAAAAATCCGGCTTGGAGATAAGGTTATTCTAACTTCCGCTCATATAAAAAGCTGTATTGATTTAATGCAGACGAGTGAGAATGGGCAATATATTAATATTGGCAAGGAAGTTGTTTTATTGCCTTATGCCGACAGTCAAAAATTCATAGTGATTGGGGTGGTGCAGTGATGTTTCCCAAAACGAAAGAAAATATAATAATTGAACACAGTAACAATTCGGAGCGGTCATCACGCTCCTTTTTGTTTGACTTTTCCATAGGCGATTTTGTTATTAAAGACGGAAAGTTGGTTGAAACAGATGACATAACAGTGTGGATTGAAAAAATCATGCGTACCGAAAAAGGACGGTTTAAGATTTATGAAGGTACGGATTACGGATGCCATTTGGAGGACTTAATCATAGGGAGCAACTATCCCATATCCTTTGTGGAATCGGAACTAAAAAGAGAAATTGAAGATGCCCTTTTGCAAAACCCTAATATAAAGGCAATTTCAAACTTTGCTCTGCTGCGTACTAAAAGCGGAATTACAGTCAGTTTGGAGGTAGAATCAAATGACACAGGAACAAATACTGTCAAGGTTACTCTCTAATATATCCTCGGAGTTCGACAAATCGGTCGGCTCTTTTTTTTATGACACGCAAAAGCCGCTGGCAATGGAACTGGAAGGGATTTATACAAAGCTGTCCGAAATCCTATTAAACGGTTTTGCCGCAACCGCAAAGGGTGAATACCTGGACAAAAAGGTAGCCGAACAAGGATTAACCCGAAAAGCGGCCACCTATGCAAGCGGTGCGGTTACGGTTTCGGGTAATGTGGGTGCTGTCATATCAAGCGGTGATAAAGTAGCATCGGACACTCTTGTTTTTACGGTAACACAAACAAAATATATTGAAAGCACGGGAAATGTGTCCGTGGGTGTTATTTGCGATACACACGGCAAAGTCGGCAATGTGCCAATCGGTGCAATAAACAGATTCCCCGTTACAATCAGCGGATTAATATCGGTCACAAATACCTCTTCTACAAGTGGCGGATTTGACGAGGAAAGCGATGATGAACTTCGTGAGCGGTATTTTGAAAAGGTATCCCTTCCCTCCACCAGCGGCAGCAAATATCACTATGTCATGTGGGCAAAAGAGGTCAGCGGCGTGGGCGATGCAAAATGCCTGCCCCTGTGGAACGGGAATGGCACAGTAAAAGTCATTATCATAAACTCCGACAAGCAAACTGCAAGCGAAGATTTAATTTCAGAGGTTGCAGCGCACATAGAGGAAAGCAGACCGATCGGTGCAGCGGTAACGGTGGAGAGTGCAGTCCCTTTGACCATCAACATATCGGTTTCCCTAACCCTGGCAAACGGTGTAACAACAGAAACTGCAACGAAAAAGATAACCGAGGCTGTTTCCTCATATTTAAAGAAAAACACCTTTGCGGGAACATACATTTCCTATGCCCAAATAGGCGGTTGCATTTTAAGTGTAGATGAGGTGCTTGATTATAGTAATTTAAAAGTAAACGGCGCTACTTCAAATATAACGGTACCTGAAACGTCTGTGCCGGTGCTGGGGGTGATTACCGTTGCGTAAATATCTGCCGTCATACTATGTAAAATCCAAAGTCATGAGTAACTTGTTTGATTCCCTGGAGTCAGAATATGAGCGGTTAAAACAAGAGGTACGGCTTACAAAAAATCAGTTTTTTGTATTGCTTACCGATAAAGACATATCAAAGCATGAGGCTGATGTTGGGTTAATCCCCGATAATGCGGCGGACATTGAAACCAGACGGGGCAGAGTGTTATCTCGTCTGCGTGGCACGGGTACCGTAACCAAATCAATGGTTAAAAATGTGGCGGCGTCATTCGTTAACGGTGAGATTGAAATAGTCGAACACGCAGGTGATTATTTGTTTGAAGTCAAGTTTATGAGCAAGCGGGGTGTGCCGTACAATTTATCCGACATACAAAAGGTGATTGAGGATATTAAGCCCGCCCATTTGGCGGTGGAATATATCTTTACTTACCGCCTGTGGCAGGATGTTTTAAATACTTTATCGGGTTGGAATGAAGTAAAGAGTTACTCTTGGGAAAACCTTTTAACCTTTGAAGTGAAAAACAATCTCAAAATAATTGATGATATTCCATATTACTGCGGTGACGGTGGAAATGGTATCGTCATTTGGAACGAAAGTAGAGCATATGCGAGAGGAGTGATATAAATGGCAGAAATACAACCAAGTGATATAGGTCTTGCAACATTTAATGATGTAGGCGATGTGGCGAATTTGCAAACCAATGCAAAGGAAATTGTATCTGCAATTAATGAGGTATTGGCAAGCGGCGGTGGCAGTTCGGCAAGTGAGCAGATTTTTATGGAAGGCGAGGACAACACCGTAATCGGCGGTGACAATATCATATTGGGTAACGGGAACAAGATTATCGGCACGAAAAACATCATTGTTGGCGATAACCATCTTGTCATCGGCTCAAATAAAACAATATGGG